CTGAACCATCTCCAAAGATATCAGTAGTTGATTTTGTAGAAGATGCGTAGGTTTCATTTTTAAGAGTTGTTCTATTTGCATCAGTAACCGCAATATTAAATATTCTTAATTGGTCAATTTTACCATTAAAATATCCATATGTGTTTACATCAACATCTCTTGCGCCTATTGTGAATTGATGTGTTGGTCTATAAGAAAAATTAGAACCTAATGTTACACTAATTTCTTCTGTTCCATCAAGATAAACTTTTACAGAAGTTCCATCAACTTTTAATAAAATATGATACCAAGTATTATCAGTTAAGGTAGTAGTTCCATTAGTTATGCTTGGCGAAGAAGTTCCTCCTGCTCCAAAAAAGCAAACAACATCATTATTAATACCTATGAAACCACCTCCATTAGTTTCATCGTTATCATAAAAACTATAAAGTGTAGCTAAAGATTGAGTCCAATCACTACTATGGGCAAATAAACTAACAGTAAAGGATGTATATTCATAGGCATTATTAGGAAGTTCTATTTTACTACTACTCCCATTAAAAGCAGCACCCTTTCTAATATACCCTGTAATCTTTTGTGTACCACCATTCCCTGTGTAGGTAACAACTTCAAAGTTTTGTAGTGGGTCAAATGCTGCAGGAGCAGCTTCAGCTCCTGTATTTATAAGTCTTTTATTAATCATTAGTCAAGGTTTGGTAAAGAATAAGAAACTACCGCCTTCTTTGTTGTAAGTGCGTTAATCTCCCCTTCTTTGGTTGCACAATCAGTTCTTAATGCCTCTCTTGCATCCAACACGTCTTGCGGTGCTGATATACCCTCTTGGCTTCTGATTATATACCAATCTGTCTCTGCTAATTTTCTGTTGTATAAACTTTTTAGGTTTGCAATCTTACTTTCCTTTAACTCGGCTACTGTTTGAGACCAAGTTCTATCAATTACAGGGTAGGTAAAAGTACTACTATCAGCATCCCATTCAAGGTCTCCCAAGTATTGAGTAGCTGAATCATAGCTTGGAGAAACAATAGGATAAAACCCATACGCTTGTCCATCTGTGATGTTTAAGTGTACTCCGTTCTCATCTTTCCATACTTTAGGTAAGGAAGTAAATTTCTTAATTGCACCTTCGTGTTGTATTGCTATCATAATTACGCTTCTTGAGAAATTGTAGCCCATTGTTCAGTTGAGCCATTGGTTGATACTATTTGAATAAGGTTACTTACTGTTCCATCGTAAGTTCCTGTGATTGTCTTAACAGATGCAGGAAGTGTAAGAGTAAAGTTTCCTGTGATTACTAAATCCTTAACCATACCTGTTTGTACGTTTGAAAAGGTTAAAGTAGTATTAGCTGACAATGTTTTGGTAAATACTGCAGCAGAACTAAAATCTACATCACTTGCTGATATAACCGCAGCAGTTGTAAATTCAGTACCCATTTTAGCGTAATCTATAACATCGTTTGCTATTGTCAATGTAGTAGAACCTGTAACTTCTCCTGTGTGTGTAGCATTACCTTCTATTACACTTGCAATAGTAAAATTAGGATATGTTCCTGTAATACTCATTCCTGTACTTGCAGTTAATGTTACTGTTTGGTCAGGAGAATCATTTGTTACCGTTACAGTTCCTGTTGCTTGGTCTACTGATATACCTGAACCTGCAACTATAGAATTAACCTCTGCGGTACTTTCATCACTATACAGTTCGGTAAAATTGTCATTGATTTTATCAAAGGCGGTTCTTAATGGGTCGCCTGTACCATCATTCGCTACCGTTCCTATGTTAATTGTTTGTTGTGCCATATCTTTTTAAAATTGTGTTGCGTCTGCTTTTATACTTGTATTATCTGCTTTTATTAATGTGGTATCTGCAAATAATAAACTACCTTCAAAATTGAAAGGATATATAATCCCCCATTTATTTGCTTCATTTACATTTCCTGCCCAAGAATTATCATAGGTATCTCCCCAACCTATGCTATTTCTACCGTACCAATCTTCAATGTTTGCCATAACGATTTATATTATAACAATTACTTTTTTGTGTTTTTGTTATATAAGCTAAATACTGTTTTAACTTTATAACATTCTCCTGTTTTGGTTTATACTTTCCTAAAGCACCCATCCTTCAAAACTTGCATCTTTGTCAGGATATACATCATCATTTACATTAGTGTAATATTCAGGAAACTTTGAACTTGCATTAAAACTCATATAATTAATGAATCTATCTGTATAGTATTGTGCTACATTTCTTTCTTTTTCTATTAAGAAATCAACCTCATCCTTTTCTACATTAGCAGCGTTCTCTGAACTATGCTTAAATACACCTTTATTAGCTATTGTATAAGCAGCAAATGGTAAATACTCAACCATTGCCCAATGAATCAACATTGGTTTTATATGGTCGTTTACAAGTGCTAAATAATCTCCTGCTAAAGTACTTCCTTCAATATCACTTTGTAATTTATTGTAAAGGTCAGTTCCTAAATAGTTTTGTATATGAATATCTTGTGCAATTTTAATGTATTGCAAAAACTTATCAGTATCTACGTTACCATTTACGGAAGTAAACTTTACTAAATCTTTTCTTGTTATAAATAGTGCATCTGCCATTTCTTACTTATTTACAAATCCTTTATTAGGCATATCAACAGGTCGTTTAGCTACTTTAGGGTCATTCGTTTCAGGAGTGAACCCTTCCTTTTTTGCCTTGTTTACACTAATCTCTGCATTTGGGTTGGTAGCATCAGGTGTTACATCTTTTGCCATATACGTTTTACGCATCCAAAAATGATGACAAGCACCTCCACCCTTATAAAACCAAATATCGTAAGTAGCTGCTCCATTTAATCCCCATCCTGCATTTACTGCCTTTTGGCTCATTTGTTGGATATCTTCTTTACGATAGATTTTTTTAGCAGCAACCATTTTCTTACAAAACTCTCTTGAATTATCTTGTGTAGTTAAAGGTGCATATTGATAACGTACCTTAAACTTCATATTATCAACCTCTGCATCTTGTTCGCTTTTAGCATTAGGTCTTGCACTTCCTGTTGAAGCCAATCCTATCATTTTATCTAATGCTTCTTCTTGGTCATAATCAACAGGTCTTTCATCTACTAAATCCCATCCTTCTAAATCTTCATCTTCTCCAAATTCATTTAAAAGGTCAAACATTTTGTTGTCATCAAAATTAGCAGATAGTTTAACTCCTGTTTCTTCTTCTCTCGCTTCGTCTGTAATAGCATTATCTGTTTCTATAAAAGAAAGAGGTTGTAAGGTTTTAAAGTAAAGTTTTAAAGCAATACCATTAACCGCTAAAATATCGTCTATATGCTCACAAATTAACTCTTGGTATGGTTTTACTGTTATATTGTCAAAAAGTAAAGCAGCGGTCTTTATTTCATCCGCATTTGAGCCTAAACCATTATTTTCTGTACGGATTCCTAAAAGTAAAGGAGAAGTTACCCTATGTGCTACAATTAACTTATTAGAACATTCTCTTGAAAGGTATTCGTAGTGTTGTGGTGCATCGTTTAATGGAATATCGTCAACTGTTGTTTTACTTTCTGCATTGTTATTAAAGGCAATGATTACTTTTTCGCCTCTTGCTCCTGTTAGCTTGTGCATTACATCATTCTTGATTTGCATTTGCTTTTCACGGTCAGGAACTCCATTGTTAAAGTTTACTACTTTTGTACCACTAAATCCATTTTGTACATCGTTTATTAAGTAGTCAGCTATTTCACTTTCTAATTCAGCATAAGCCAATCCACCTTGATAATCTACAGGACAATAGTAATCATATCCTGATACATATCTTTTAATGATTTTAATTTCAGGTTCTTTACCGTTACCAAAACCAAAAGCTGCTATACGTTGTGGTTTATCACTACGTTTTACTTTTGACCAATTAGGATGATAGTAGTATGCTTCTATTTCTCCATTCTCATTGCATTTTTCTGCTCGTAAGGTTTGTCTTGGAAAGTGTTCGGCTCTTACCACTCTACCATTTTTATAAAGTACCTGAAAAGATGCCTCTCCTAATAGTTTAAGGTCTAAAACAATCTTTCTTAAACAACTATCGTGGAAGATAGAACGCATTGCAGCGTATTCATCAGGTTTTCTATCACTATCCAACGCATCAAGACCTTTACCATAAATCATATTAGTAACCCCATTGATAATAGAGTTATTTGTAGTTGAGTTAGTGTATAGGTCTATTAGGTAGGAGTAGTAATCGTTATCTTCTCCATATTCTACCCACTCACGATTTTTATCCTCGCTTATTTTAGGTCTATTGTAAGAAGCTAAATTAACTATGTGTAAATTATCCATTATAAAGTAATAAACTCGTTGTCTGTATCATTAAAAACGTAATCGTTTTCGTTAATTGTATAATCTGTCAAATTAGTTTGATTTGTACAATATATCTTATCTTTAAATATTACATCTGAACCACTTTTAATTGTAATGTTGTATGTAACATCTTCTGTAAGGTTAAAAATAGCATTATAACGGTTATAATACAAGTTTTCTGTTATGCTTGTAGTATTTACGTTATGTACTTCTGTATTAGTTGTTTCATTCACTATTGTAACGTTATAAGTGTTTCCACTTGTGTAAGTTCTTGGAATGAAATCTATATTTTGTGCTGATGCACTTTGTTGTAATACTATCATATTTATACAATAATATTTTTTGTTTTTTGTTATTTAAAAGGCATAAAAAAAAGGGCAGCATATAGCCACCCTCTTAATTCAAATGAATACTTGGTTTATACTCTATTAAGAGTTTGTTCCTTCTGTAATAGTTTCAGTAGCAGAAGCCATTCCTGCGAAAGGACTACCTGCAGTTGCACCTGATACAAAGTTAGCAGGTTTCAATTCCTGTGCAGAAAGAGTAAGGGTATAACCTGATAGGTCGCCCATTGCTGCTCCTGTAGAAATTGTACCTCCTGTTACTTCAGCACCGTGTTCAAGACCCATAATAAATACATTACCGTTGTAATCTTCAACTGCAACGTGAGGTCTACCGTATGCCATTAGTTTTAATTCTTTGTTATCCTCCTTGCTTAACTTTTTAAGGGTTAAGTTTAAAGTTTGCTCAAAGAAAGTTGTTCCGTTTTCTCTTGAAGAAGTAATAGTTTGCTCAAAACTACTATTTCCTTTCAATTCATATTTGTAGGCAGTAAAAGTTCCTGAAATATCAGTAATTTCGTCATCTGTTTGCGTTACCGTTCCGTAATCTCCGAAATCGGTAAAATAAACTGCTTTCAGACCACCAACTACATCTTTGCAGGGTTCTTTTCTACCACGAGTTAAATCACAAGCCATATTTTTAAGTATTAAAAAAGGGTAGGCAGATTAGTTACCACCTACCCTCTTATGTTAGTTAATCTGTTATTAGTTAGCAGAGTTGGTAATACCGTAAGTAACGATATCTTCAACAATACCATATTGAACACCTGCAGTAAATCTCATTACCACACGGATGTTATCAGAACCATCAAGGTCAGACATATCTAATACTTTTACTTCGTTGTGGTCAGCTAATAGACCTGTACCGAAGAATAAGTTAGATTTTTCAGCAGCAATAGCTACGTTATCTCCAAGACCGTTAGCTACGAATAATTTAACACCATCAAAAGAAAGTGAACCGTTATTCCACCATTGAGTTCCCATTGCGTTTGTACCTGCAGCACCTAAACCTGAAGCACCAAATCCACCTAATGCACGAACGTAAGCACGAGCAATATTTTGAGAGATGTAAACGTTTAAGTCCTCACTTCCATAAAGTGCAGAAGGGATAGCATCTACGATTTTACCTAATTCAGTAATAACGTTAGAAGCAGTTACTGTAGTTCCTGCAACTTCTTGTCCTGAAGGTAAAGCTGCGTCTAAAGCTAAAGTAGTAGAGAATCCATCAAACTGTCCGCTTGTAGCAGTTGTACCTGCCCAAATAGAGTTTTCAGTTCTTTGAGCAACTTTTGCTGCAACGTGAGCAATCAAGAAATCAGAGAATGATGGAGGTAGGTCGTGATGTGCTGAATAGCCCATTTGTACTGCTTCCCAATCAGAAATAAAATCTTTTTTACAAAGTTGTAGGTTTACTTGCTGAAATTCAGGTTGTAATACTCTTTCTGTAAGAGTGATAGTAGAAGTAGCAGTAAAATCACAAGATGCGTCTTTTACAATATCATTAGTAGATACTTTTTTGATTACTTCTTTAAATTTAACGTTAGGTTTTACTGTAATCCCACCGTTCTCAATAGTTGAAGCACTTAAAAGGGCAGCAGAGATATATTGTCCTGCAAACTCCCCTGCATAAGTACTTGTAATAGATGTAGTTGTTGCCATTTTTTAATTATTAGTTTTTTTATTTTTTAATATTTGCTATTTTAGAAAATACTCTATCCATAGTAGTCATTTCTCTTTTTTGACCATATAGATTTAAGTTTACTTTTTCTTCTCTTTCAGGATTGTGAGTTACTTTAGCGATTGGTTCTTCAATAGAAAGTTCTACTTCAACTTCCTCTTTAACTTCTTCACTTAATTCAGTAGCTTCTTCAGTTACTTCCTCTGAACTCATTTCTTCTTTTGGTTCAAGCATTGCTTTGATTTCTTCAATCATTTTCTTGACCTCTGCAAGTTCTTCTTTGGTTGCGTAACCCATTTCTTCTTTTTCTTCCTCTGCAGCTTCTACTTCCTCTTCAGGTGCTTCTTCTGCTGCTCCTATAGATGCAATAATACCTTCCTCTTCAACTTTAAGCATTTCGCCATCTTCAAGGGTGTATTCGCCTACAGGTAGTGCTACTTTTTCATCTTCTGTTACAATAAAAACTTCACTACCAACTGC